TTAAATTGTCAACACCATCCCAAAAACTATAGTACCTCATTTTTTAATCCCAAAGGTTCTTTCAATCTCATCCATACAACTCAACACGACTTGCTGTTGAGTCGGTGGTACAAAATGTCTAATCTCATTTGCTCTGCTACAAGCATCCAAACACTCTTTCACAATCAACTCGGCGAACTTTTCCAATTCATCTGTATAAAATTGATATACCCCAAGATTTTGTTTATGGGTTGATCCAGCCTGTTCAGCAAGTTCTTTAATTCGTTCATTCATTTTCCTACCTCTACAAATGTCCGACCACGTATATCAATGGTCAATGGTTCTTTGAACCACTTTACCTCATCAGACAAACGGCTGATATAACCAACCAATTTACCAATCTTACCTTTTGGTTTAGATTCAAACACATAAGTGCCATTGGTATTGGCATCGGTGTCAGTCCATTTGGTTGTTTCACGCATTAGAGTATACATTGGTTAACTCCTTCAAAATAGCATTGTAAATATCTTTCTTACTCATATAGTAAGCATAATCTTTATCATTTGGTTGGAAGTTATTGTATTGGTTATAACGACCATTCATAATGATATCATGAGCCAAGTCACGTTGATTACTATATGCGGCTTTAAAACCATTCAAATCATAATGTGCAATGAAACCAGAACACAAGTAAATGAACTTATAACCAGTGTTATTCAACATTTCAATATCTTCACAAGCCGCAAGGATATTCTTAACAATCAATGCCTTTTGGCGTTCGGTATATGGTGTAATCATGTTTAATCCTTATTTGGTGAAGTCAAACGCATATTGTTTATCAGTAATCGCCGTGAATTTTACATGGCGTTTACGATACTTATTACATAATGCAATATAAACATTTTTAATACCTTCTTTACTGCCAGTAACAAACAAAGTACCATTATGGAATTCAGCAATATCTCCATCTTTTAAATGTGGAGCAATCAACTTTAAAACGGTTTCTTCAAACATAAAAAAATGCCCTCATCGAATGAAGGCTTAAGTATACCAGAATTGGTAGGATTGTCAAGAGGTATTTGGTAGTGTTGTTTTTATACAACAGTATTTTTGAATTCGTGTTCCAATCGTTTCATCCATTCCAAACGGTGTCGCTGGATGTTTTGGTAATCGTTATCCGAGGCGTCCAATGTGATCCGTTCCACTTCCGATTGTGGCACCTGGTCTTTCAACCAACCAATGAAGGATGGTTTTCCATTCAATCGGTGCTTGATAATCTTGGACGTTTCTTCTTTTTGTTTCCGTGTAATATAACCAGCCAAATGGGCATTGGTGATGGCATGGCAAACCATTAAAGCTTTGCGTTTGGTTCGGATATTGGTACGGTAATCAGTACCAGATTCAGCCAAGTATTGCTGGCCAATTTTAAAAGCATAACCAATAGTATTATCATTCATTGTATAACTCCAAAATGTTTCTTAATTTCTTGCATTGCATCTTCGGATGAATGTGTATATTTTAATTCATCCATCATATCACAACAAGCGGCAACTAATTCAATTGCAAATATGTTCATATAGTGATTGCCATTATATTCTTTGTCTTTTCCAATGCAATGGTAAATAAAAGAACTTTGTGTTTGGTTAATCAATTTTTGAACTGGTTTGGCAATTTTAGGTTGTTTCACTTTGTAATTCCTTTAACTTTTTAAGTGTATCAGATTCACTCATATAATAGTATATGAGTTTATCCTCTTTTAAAATACAGTAATAGCGCAAAACACTATTGTTAATGCGCCTATAATCTAATGTATATTGCATCAGTTACAGAATGAATAACGAGCAATATCTTCCCAATCGTCACCGAAATTCTCACGCAATGTGAACAATGACAATGCGGAACGGATATTCAAGTCTTTAGCAGTTTTTGCATATGCAACAACAAACTTTGTAATATCGTCACGATATTGTTTGGGATAATCAACAGTCTTGATAATGTCAGTAATCAATTCGACCTTTTCGTCAATATCAAGGGTCAAATCAACTTTTTGTGAACGTGACACAATGGCTTGAGGAAAGTTATCAATAGACAAATTGGACACAAACACAATTTTGCCAGTATAAACAAAACGGGTTGGAACTTCCGAATCTTCACGGGATGTGGACCAGTTTACAATACGGACTTTTTTGTCATCAAGACAAGCTTTTAACAAATTAGCGGACAATGGATCTTTCCATGCTTGGTCAGCATCATCGAGAACCAAAATTTTGTCTTTGAACTGCCAAAGGGTTTCATACAGAGCACGTGGAGTGGAGAAACCACGGATAACCATAAAGTCACCATTGGGTTCAGTGGGAGTATCCTCAACCAAACCCATTTCATTCAAAGCATTGACCACGGCCGTGGTTTTACCAATACCACCAGAACCAGTAACAATGAATGAATTGATAGCACCACGGCCAAGCAATTTGATAAACTTGTTGATAAACTCAAAGCGTTTGGTGGGAGAAAAGGGACACTTTTCACGCATGGTTACGGTTGCGGTAGGAGTGGACAATACACCAGCCTTACGCATAACATATTCGAGGTGCTCACGTTTGGAACGGGTAACAACTTTACCATTGACTTCTGCGGCGAATTTGCCGTTTTTCATAAAAATTTGCGACATAACGATTTCCTTATCAATCAATAGAGACAATTATACCAGAACCAAGCGGTTAGTCAAGCGGAAAGGGGAAAGTGTTGTATTTTTACAACAAATCCTCTGCGGTTTCAAACAATTCGGTTTCAAACAATTCAGCAGTAATCAAGGTCAATTTCGGTTCAATATCAGAATAAAAACTAGGCACTGGTGAATAATACCATTGGCCATCTTTCATGATGTAAATATATTCAGCACCACGACCAGATGCAGCAATAACCAATTCTTTAAATGAATTGTATGTTTTATAATCAACACCAGTTTCATCACGGTCACGACCATAGAAAGTGGTCATTTTACCATATAATTTCTGGTAATCTTCATATGACAGATTAGGCGTACCAATAGAACTAAATGGGTGTTTTTCACCAATAGTTTCACGCAATGAACTAATATCACCTAGAGAAACCAAATGGTTTGCTTTTGCAGAATCATAATTTTCAAACAAAATACGACCATTATTTTCCAAATATCCATCCCAGTGGCAATAAACTGCCTTGCAAATATCACCGTGCATAACACCAATCATAGAACGAGTAGCCATATCAATACCTCATCATTAAAACATCAATTATACCAGAACCAAGGATCCTGTCAACAAGAATCCTTGGTGTGTTGTATTTTTACAACATCATTCACTATCCAATGCGGCTAATGCGGCTTTAAGACTATCAATGGCCAATAGAATTTCTTGGCGTGCAATACCTTTGGCGGAATTTTGTTCCGCTTCCAATTCAGCAAATGCTTCGTTTAATTGGGCAAGGTTTTCTTCAATTTCTTCTTCGGTCATTTCATCATCGGCATCTTCAAACTCAATTTCTTGATTTTCTGCATCATAATCCCATTTCTCTTGGCTAATGCCGAACATTTCATTCAATTCTTCTGGAATTGATTCTTGTACCTCATCACCACTCAAATCACCAATTTCATAATAGGCATCACCTAATTCATCATAGATGCCACAGAAACCCATACCAGGTTCATAGTAATAAGCGGTGACTGTAAAGCCTAATTCTACCAAATGCTCATAGAAAGCAATTGGAGGTGACCATGCGGTATCAAATGCTACCTTTGTGGTATTACCTTCAATAACACAATCAATAGCATCTACATCCCATTTGGTGCCCCAATTGGCGATATTCCAACCATACCATTCTTCGTTGTTATCTTCAGGAATAGGCAAGAATTCGGTAAAAAGGCCATCTTTACAACCTTTTTTGAATTTGGTCATCATTTTCTTTTGTGAATGGCTGACCTCGACAACATTATAATTCCAGTTTGGCATAGTATATTCCTTAAGCAATCACGTTAATCAATTTAGAATCAAAACCTTTTTTGACCAAGAATGCTTTGCAAGCATCGGCAGTTGGTCGAGCAGCTTCTTGCTTGCCATTAAGCATAGCAACCCACTTTTGGCGGTCCTCACGGAAGAAAATAGTACCATCAGGGTGTTTGGTAATAGTTGCCTTGGTTGTTTTAGCAACCTTGACAGCTTTGGGTTTAACCGTTTTAGCAGCTTTGACAACCATTGGTGCCGGTGCAGGAGTATTGACCAATTCTAATGGTTGCACTTCTTGCTTTTGCACTTTCACAGGACCACGCCATGGTAGTGCAGGCAATACACCTTTGGCATCTTTGGCAGCAATACAGTCTTCCAGAATATACTCGCATCGACCCCATTGGCCGGTATCAGCATTGAACCAACGGTATGGAGTACCGAGTTTATCGCCACGATTAACAACATAAATGCCAGTATGTGTAGGATTAACATCGGCAGAATTAAAAGCAATCACTTTAGTCATAATATAATACCTTTACAATCAATCAAAGAAAATACCATTGTAACACAGGAACCTAGGATTGTCAACCATGTGTTGTTTTTTTACAACACATTAACAGTCTGGATCAAATGATTCCCATTCCTGTGATTCATCTGGTTGATTATCATCAAAATCTGGTTCATCAAAATCTGGTTCATCAAAATCCAAAGCATCTAAACCGTCACATATACAACCATCAGCCGTTGATATTAACGATTCTAAATCAGTAATTTCATTGGTAATGGCATAATAATATACCTCAGCGAGTAAATCTTGTGCACGTTCTAATTTGGTGATAATATCATCTTTTGTCATAATCAATCCAATAAAATCATATATTCAGCAGGAAAATACTTGCGAAACCAATCACAACCTTTTTCCACTCTTTTATAGTTACCAGTCAAATTACCACTCATAATACAATCATAAACGGCAACAGCATCTGGTTCCAATATACATGATTGACCAGAAAATGGGTTTCTCACTTCTACGGGTTCAGAATCCATAATCAAACATTCAAATGGCAATTTGCGTTTCATATTATACCTCACTTAATTGAACATCAAATGTGTGTTTTTTCATTTGGTGGTCATAATAATGCACCGTGGTACCTATACCTGCATGAGTACCTTTTAACTCTAATGCGTAATATAATGCAGCATTGACCAAATCAAAATCACCAACTTTACGTTTTTTAATGGCTGTGGGGGTGGTGTAAAATGAAACACCATTTACAATGGCACGCAATTTCATATTATTCCTCAATCATAAAAAGATATTCATTATAATTTTCGGTCAATTCATTATCAGGCAAACCATTGATAATGCGAACCAATAATGTTTCAACATATTCATCCATTTCATCCATACTCATACCACGGACCATTTCCATTTCACTATTAACCAAATCCAAAACCATCTTGCTGCGAGAAACTGACATAATATCTATTTTTATGTGTTGCATTAGACCGATTCAAAATCGGTTTCGGCTATTAAAGCCTCATCAGTAATGCTTATGCTGCCTGTAACATAATCGTTGGATATTTTACAAAACCAGTATTATCTTTTTTTGCTTTACCTTTTGCATATAAACCAACGATAACACCTTTTGGATCAAGAAAACGCAAATCGGACTCATCACCGTTAAATACTGGCAAACCATTATAATAATCAGGCATTGGGCTTGTTTTCTTAATACCAAATACAGTAGCGATATTATAACCTTGCTTAATAGCATTTAATACGTCAATATCATTACCGTCAGCGGCAGAAAATGTCAACGAATAATTCTTGATATCATTAACTTTACGACCGAGAATCTTGGTATAATCATAGAATTGGACATTAGGAAACAATTCAAAGATATTAGAATAAAACACACCATTATATGTGAAACCATATTTCTCAAAAGCAATATCACTGGTACCATTCAAACGAAAAACGGGAATTAAACCGATTTTCTCTGATTGTTTAATAGCCAAGAGAATATCTTTAATCAATAATGAAAAGAATTCATCACGGTTATTATAGAATAATTGTGTTTTGCGAATACGGGCCTTTTGAATAGTATTGGTATTTTCGCCTTTTTTGAACATACCACCACGACCGGCAGTATTAAGGCAGGAGATAATACAACCAGCGGTTGCTTTTGGGCAAGTATTATGGCCAGATAATGTATAAGGAGCCAAATGAAGAATATAGGTATTATAACCTTGTGACATACCTTTAAGCGTTTTTGGATTACCAGTAGATAATAAGTGCATAATATATTCCTTTAAAATTTACAATCAAAGTTTACCGAATCAATAGTTGGATTATACAGGAATCCGAGGTTCTGGCAAGGACTTTTGGCAATCTTGACCGGAACACTGGACTATTTGTTGTATGGAAACAACACCTCGACCAACCCTTTCACCTGAAAAACCCGCTGGGATAATCCATGCGGGTTATAATCAATTTTCATTATAAAGATATTGGTCTATTTCAACTTTAATCCTACAATGAGTATTATTAACATAATGGGTAAATTCAATCGACAAATCATATTGCCCGGCACCATTATCATTTTCATCATTTTCGACCTTTAAATCAACATGGTCAATTTCAAATTTATTCATTACTTTTAATATATTTTCCAAATCACGCCGTATAATTAACATATTATATGCCATATTATTCCCCCCATATAGGTTCAATTTCAAATACCATTTTATCCAACCCTTTCACCTCAAAAACCCCAGGGACATAATCCGTGGGGTTATTATCACATAATCTGAGTTCCGTGATATTTCATTATCCGCATTGATTTACAGAATAATTGATTCATTCTATTAGGTGAACGCTCATAATCATTTCCTATTTCTTTAAATGTATAACCATATTCAATGCGTGACATAATAATATACATTAACTTTTCACCGTCAGGACGTGATATTATCTTATCAACAATATAATCAGCCAATTCTTTATAGTATATTTGAATTTCAAAATCATCCAAACCATTTGTATCAATGTTTACCATATTCATTTCCTGTAATACGTCCGACCATTAAGTAAGCACATTATAAGAACATTCAGTACCTCAATACCGAATATCACCAATATGATTATGTCAAATATCAAATTCACAGCGTGGTACCAATTCATATTCACCAATTACAATTTCCATGGCCATTATCTGGTGTGGTAATAATCTATCACGATTATCTTCCATATCACCAACGGCGTCAAATAAACTAACCGAACCATAATCACGACCAAAATCGGATACTATTCTCATGGCTTCATTCATACTCATTAACCGCATAATAACTCCTCACTTATAAATTGTTAATTCCATACTGGTAAAATTGATATTTCCCACAGTCCAACCATTATCAGATAATGCTTTTCTGATTTTCTGGATTATATCATACTTGTAATTCAATTCATTATCGGAGAGATTATATGGTGGCTCATGGAGATTCTTATAACCATTATCATCATAAGAGAATGGAACCAAATATGATTCCGTCATGGTAGGATATATCCGTTTATCAATTGGAAATGGTTTCTTTTCATTCATTAGAATCTTATTCATATAATGTCCAATCAAATACCAAAATACTTTTTGGATAATGCACGATTACGTTTAGGCTTAATAACAGTAATCCGTTTACCAGATAATAGAAAATCAATATGAGCCTGTTCCGAGATAATCAAGGCATTCTCATTATGCTTATTATTGGTTACAGTAACAGTAGATAATGAGAGGTTAATAGGTGCATAATCAGGTTGGATAGTATTATTGCACTTGGTTTCAAAGATTAACCGATTAAGTTCCGCTAATTGTGATTCAAGAGAAGATAATGTAGTCATATAATGGTCCTATAATAGAATATAGATTATCAGAGATAATCGGGATAATGAGATAATAAACCAACATCATCCGAAACAATGGTTGGATTATAACGGAAGAACCATAGGATGGTCAAGCAATAACCACATGGAATGGTCAAGTATTCCATAGGTGTTGTAAAAAAACAACAGCCCGCAGGATATATCGCATTATGAAAAGTGTGTAAATGAGAACCATTCGCATCCATGGAATTCCAGTAGGACTAAGTGTCTTACCGAGATTCCGGCAAAATTTTCCGAAGGTTGTCAAGCGGATTCCGTTGTTTTTTCGCAACATTACCGAAAATATATCGCTTGACATTGTGGTTTATAGTGTGTTATAATAGTCCAAACGAACTTTTTTCCGGGTTTCATTCGGACAGGTACCACGTCCATCCCAGTCCTGCTTTCGAATAGGTCAATTATACCAGATCCGGAGGATTCTACAAGCCCCCGAGAATACACCACCGGAATGGTCAAGTATAGGTTGCCGTGGTGCACTGGTACGGTTATAATCCATCCATACAAACAAACAAAGGAACAGAAAATGACCCGTAAGCACTTTAAAGCCATGGCAGAAACCATTGCCGCTATGTCCAACCGTGAAGCCGCTCTGGAAATGGCCGTGGCTTTTGTGAAGGTTGCGAAGGTTTCCAATCCTAGGTTCAATTCCACCGTGTTCTATGCGGCCTGTAACCTGTCCGTATAAGGACACTACAGGTAGTGCCGCCTAATAGTTGACCGGATGGATGGACTATTGGTTGACACCATCCACCGAATCGGTTATAATAGACCCATACAAACAAACAAAGGAAAGAAAATGCAAAACCAACTGACTGTAGCACAATTAATAGCCATCCTGCAAGCGCTGCCTAACCAGAATGCCTTGGTGGACATGGCAATGAACCAAGAGTACCAGTGCCGGGTGGTGGCTGAGGACATCCACGTATGGTCCGAGGAACTGGTTATCATAGGCGAATAACCACACAATCCGGTCAAGTATTGGTTGACGTATCATCCAATCCATTGTATAATCCATCCATATTAATAAGGAACACCAATGAAATTCATCCTAGACACTCTCTCCGCAGTAGCCTTTGTGGCTCTCGCTTTTGGTCCTGCTATCGTTATGGCATTTTATAAGGGTTATTAATATGGCTAAAACACGCTTTACCTATAATGACGTCAACACGGTTACCAATGACCTCATAGAATCCATTCGGATAATGAATGATAATCGTGGTTATGACCGTACAGATAATGCCCATTATACACTCGGTTATATCCAGTCATTATTGAATAACATAATAGCCGATATGCCGGTTACTAAACAACACCAGATTATCAGTGATTTGGCCAAGCATACGGAATCAAAATTGAAAGTGGCTGGAGTATAATATGGCTAATGGTATGGATAATCGATTCAAGTTTATGGTAATGGCTCTCATGGATAATAAGGAGGAGGCAGTGGTTCTCCTGGAATATAAGATGGCCAAGGCAGTAGTTAATCGGAGAGTATATAAGGAAAGAAAATGAACCGCTGATTATAACATAATGGAGGGCTGGTGGCAAGCCCTGGTGGACGGTGGTCCACTGAGGTTCCCAGCAGTGCTCTGGAATAGCAGTATGCCGGACAGCAGTTGGTGGGGGCCGGTTGCCGTTAGGCGGGCGTCATGTAAGCAAATTTCGCCACCAGGTCAAACTCTTTTTTTCTCTATTTTATTTTTTCCGGATTTTTTCTCCGGAACAAAAAAGTCTTCCAGTGACGAAAACGGCATTTCCACTCTTTTAATCCTAGAAATTTTTTCTCGGACCGGTTTCTCTTTAGGACCCTCATCTTCCAGAGGTTGCAAGCAATGTTTCTCGTAAGCCTCTCTGGTTGTCTCCTCCCACTCATACTTAGCATTCACAGAGTCTTGGAATGCCATCCATGATTTAATGTCGTAACCTCTACAGAATATCTTAAAGCTGACCTTGGTCATAGTAACCGTTAAGACATAGTAGGAGTCTCGATTAAATTTTGTGGTTTCGTTTGGCATTTTTAATTCTCAAAATCTTCTTCCTACGGTCCTCAGGAATACTTCTCATCTTCTCCACCCAATTGAGCATATTCACAAGTTTATCCTGTGAATCTATAGGACCATGCATCTTCACATAGGTCTTAGAATAATACTCAATATCATGGACGGTAATCATTTTTTTCTTTTTCTGGTGGCGGTGGTTCTGGCAACACCACTCGGTTTAACTCGTTTAACGGATGTGGAGGTCTTACCAGTTTTTCTATTGGTTGTCTTGGTGGTTCTAAAGTTACCTGATATCTTTACGAATCTATCAAAGAGTCCCATTATTTCTCCTGACTTTTCCTAATCAATTGTGTTTGGTTATCGGGAGTAACAAATACTCTGGCAGCAATAATCTTGTTATCCGTTGAATAATCATGTCGTTGCGTGAATTCAATATATTTACCCTCTAATAACTTATGTGCTAGTTCCAAGGCCAATTCATGTTTAATCTTATCTTTGTCAATAATATTATCTTCAAGTAGACTACTACCAATGGACATTTGAACCGTCAGCAATTCACCACGAACGGTCTGTAGGTTTGTTGTTGAATCGTAATTATTATTGGATGTAAGTGGACCAATCTGTGAAAGTCCATTAAAGGGATATGGACTATAAGAAGCTCCGATAGCACCATTAATTGTGACACTACCCGGGTATGTCTGTTGTAGTTTTTCAATTTGTGTGTCAGTCAATGTTAGACCTGATATACCTTGGCTCATATTTTCCATCCTCTCTCTTTATATTTCACTACACGGTGACTAGAAGGTTCTATGGTCAAGTGCTGGCGAACCAATCTCTTACTCTTGATAAGTCTCCATTGTTCCATCGAGATATACAACCGGTCACTGTGTAGGTCATAATAGGGCATACAATGGATGAAATCAAATGCCCTACGTGCTTTCTCATAATCCGAAAGTGTTATCAATTGCATTCGGTTCTTGAGAGTAATTGCATTAGGTGATTCATGGAAACCAGTTGCTTCAAAGATATCACCATATTCTGGACCAGTATCATCCATTATAATATCTTTGGCTTCTTCTCTGAGAATACCGGCCAACGGATGGATGTCTTTGGAATCTCTGCACCAGAAGTCATAGTCCTTTACGTTTTCTCCATGGTATAAGGACGATATGGAACCTCCAGAGAGAATCAGTTGTATTGACATTTGTTCTCGGACACCAAAACGGAAATCAGTAAACAACGTAGAAACCGCTCGTTTGACCTTCAACTTGAGTTCTTTGCACTCCTCTTGGAATAATTGAGACTCTAGTTTGTCTTTTTCTAGGGATTCTTTGAAACGGTCTAGGTTGCTCATTTGGTCAAAGGGTGTTCTGGTCACCAAGGGTTTATGCGGTGTATGCGGAATTACTTGCATGTGCAGTTACGTCCTTGGTTACAGTTGCCGGTGCAGGAAGATCCGGAGGCGCTGGAAAACCAAGAACTAATCTTCGAAAACAGCATTAATATATTCTTCTTCAATAAAATAAACATCTTTATCCTCTATCTTAGATTCTTTTGCTCGCATCCAATTACCCAAAACAACATCACCAACTTGGACAGATTCAACATCCGGTCCAATGGCCAAAACTTTGGCACGACTGGAACGTATTGGGTCTTTAAAGGTTAACATAATTCCACCTGGCGACACATCTGTGGTTTCTAGAAATTCGACCATGACTAAATTTTTAATCGGTGTAATCATAATTTAACCATTATCAGTCTTCAAAGACACCAATAATATCTTCTTCTTTGAGAATGTAAAAATCATTTCCATCTACCTTTGTTTTTGCAGCTTTATTCCAGTTAGCAAGTATAACATCTCCTACTGCCACGTCAAGCACTTCTGGTCCAATTGATAAAACTTTACCACGATTGGCTTCCATTGGATCTGCACTGGACAGGATAATACCACTTGATGTTGTGGTTTCTTTTTCAATAAGTTCAACAAGGACTCGGTCTTTAAGTGGGGTCATAATTTTCTTTCTTTGGTTGTAGTTGACATTAGTATAAATACTAATATCGTTACTACTAGGGTGGATAAAATGTTTAATAAAATTTCTAATTTGTTCAAAAAGATTTTGAATGAAAATACTTATAGTCAAAGACTAGAAGCTTTCATTTCTTCTAAAGGTGTTCAATCTGCTGCTGATGTAGATTATTGGGTTCGTCAGTATGAGAAAAAAGGTGTTACGCCTTGGTTCTAAATCATTCATTTAATAATGTAGAATTACCAGAATTGACATAACCCTCGGCGAGGCGGGTAGCCTCGTTTATATTGGTGCAGGTTGTTTCATGCGTCCATACACCACCTTTTATAAAAGTCACGGTTAACTGACCACTATCTTCTCTAATAACTTCGGCAGTTTTACCCATGTGACTATAGATTGCAACTATTTCACTCATAAAATCCTCAAGCAATTAGACCAATAAAGCGGTTCAATACCACTCGGTTGGCTTTACGGTTATTATTGAACTTGGAGAAAGCAGACACAAAACCACGGGTGGTTGCATTTTCTTTTACTTCAAATTCTGCATCATCATCTGTTTCCAGACCTTCTGCATATAGTAGGTAGTATTCGTCATAACCTTCTGATGTTACGACTTGGTACTTATTACTGCGGAATTTCTTCTTGAATTCATCTTGCTCAGCGGTAGTTTCAAGTTCGGTGAAGTGGTGCAATTGATAACCAAAATCACGACCAGAAAGAACATAGAAACCAACCACATGTGCATTGGTACGTGCCTTCAACAGTTTGATATAAGCAGCAGTCAATTCACGGCTGTAACCATCCTCAACATATTCTTCATGTTTAGTTACGGGGTCACGAATAACAAAAGTTGTATTACTTTGTCGGCTCGTATAACGACCAGTAGAATCATATGCATACAATGATTTTTGGCCATCACCATCGGTCAAGAATACAGTATTCACAATTTGCAAACGGTTGTCTTTACGGAACTTAGGAACAATTTCCATAGCGGCAACAACAGCTTCGTTCAATGGAGTACCAGAAAGACCGAACCAATCAGGTTTGACACAGTAACGGTTATGGAAAGCCAACAAAGCAGAAGCAGCATATGAATATTCACTTGCAGACATACGGCTAGACAACAGATTCATCAAAGAGAATTCACTCAATACCATGTCATCTTTCTTAGGATGAACACGTGCATTTTTATCATATGCTTGTGTGAAAGCATAAACATCATAAGGAATGTTAACTTTCTTACAGAACATAACCAGATTCAACAATTGACGGATAGTGTTATCAATGTGGTTGTGCATTGAACCAGACCAATCAATGAACATAACCAAACCGTGAGACTTGCCGTTAGGTACAACTGAAATCTTCTTGAAAATATCTTCACTGAAACCATAAGAATAGATTTTAGACATATTCAATTCACCAGTTTTTGCTACGGATGCACGTTTCATTTGATCCGCATTTTTACGCAGTTCAAATTCTTTCACCAAGTAGCCAACAACTTTCTTAGATTCTTCACGCAACTTTTGATAGGCATTTTTATCGGCACCATTACGACCATCAGGCAATTCATAACCCCCGTTGACATGTTTGGCGTAGTCAACTTTGGTTTTCACATCCAAACGATAACGATTCCACAGCAGTTTGTGGTCAACAATAATTTCGTCAAGTTTCAACTTGGGAACATTGCCGTATGCATATTTACGACCATCATTTGAGAACAATTTGTGTTCATTCCTGCGGAACGCTTCATCGGTGTGTGAAATAGGAGTCTTGGTGTTAGCACCGGATCGACCGGCAGCACCTTTAGTCTCACTTTTCATCTGGCCGTTATCATTAGATTCTTCTTTTTGAGATTTTGCATCACCATTAGAAGATTCTGATTGTCCTTCAGAATTATCCGATTCATTTTTTTGGCCAGAATCACCATTTTCAGCAGATTCACCATTTGGATCGCCGGGTTCTGTTTCATTTCCGTCTTCATCATACTCATAATCATTAGGATTTGTATGACTAGGACGATTTTTTTCTTCTTCCGTTATGTTATCGCAGATTTTTTTAGCGACACGCATAACATCATCATAGGTTACAGTGTTTTCCACTTCATCCAAAATGATTTTTTCTTCATCGGTGAAATGAATATTGAGATCCACACCACCTTTGCAATACAAATTGATACGGTCAATGAAATTGAGCTTGTTCAGGTCTTCATCTTTAGTACCAAAGAAGTCTTTTTCAAGCAAATCCTTGTACGCACGAATAAAGGACTGGCGCAAACCAGGATATTTTGACTTGATTTTGCGTTCAATGCGAGAATCTTCAACAACATTAAGCACGGACATAGACATTTTTTCTTCAAATGCCTTTTTAAGACCATCCAAAGGAGTAAAAAGTGCGTGGCCAACTTCATGACCAATGAAAAGGTCGTATTGGTCGTTGGTAATGTCTTTGTTTAGAACAGGAATAGTCAAAACACGATTCTGAACATCAAAGGATGCAGTAGAAACGTTGCGTTGTTCAATGTGAAGATTTTCGGTGGCCATGAGTTTGGCCAAAAGTGACTTGGATTGAGTAAGTAACATAATAAGTCCTAATGAATATGTATCTATTATACAATAATTCTAGGTTTTGTCAAGTGGTGTTGTAATTTTACAACTAAATTTCAGTAATGTAGAGACAACCGTCTTTTACTTCAAGGTTTAATTTGGTTCCTTCTACCCATCCAGTAATTTCAATCAGTTCTGGAGGAAAAGTCAGAATTCCATCGCCGGATCCGTCTTCGGCTTCTTCAATAATTGCTGGCCAAGAACGGTTATTCATATTGATGTTTAAGTTTTGCATAATTTTCTTGGTCCTGCTCAAATTGAGTGAGATTGGCCCACATTTTAGTAACTTCAATTAGTGATTTTACTGCTTCTTGGTCAACTTTGAGTGTTTCCTGCTTACGGTCGTCATTTTGTGTTTGCATATAATCAATTTTCCAGACTTTTTGTTGGATGTTTCAGTTTACGTGAATATTTTGCAGCATTTTTATGTGCTTGCACTGGTTTGATTGGTGTTCGACACACCGGACGTTGTAATTTTACAATAAATTTAGTATTTTTCATTATCGCCTCATGCTTGAAATATCTTTTGCTTCTTCATCAGTGAAAACCGGCACGGCATTAGACTTATGCATAGTTGCAATGCCTTTTACTTTTGTTCCGGTGTAAACCATTGGTGCTGATTTTGTGGCCACACCGAGTCCTGTGTTCAGAGATTCAATTTTACGGGTTTCCCGAACAAAAACACCAGTAACAACTGGACTTTTGATTTCCGGTTTGTGAGTAAATTTACTCAGTGACTTGGGTTTCATATCCTCAATGGATTTTAACCATGCATCATACTGAGCCTGTTGAGCCTTAGGCACTTTGCGTTTTTTAGATTTGGGAATACTACCGTGAATAAACATAAAATCTCCATACAAGTCTTGTATTATACGGAGATTCCAGTTTTTGTCAAGCACAGTGTTGTTTTTTTACAACATTATTTTCTGTGCTTACGACTTTCTTGATACCAGTCGTAATCATATGAATCAAAATGTTTTGCCTGTTTTTTTGATTCTCTTTGTTTGTCTCGCTGTTTACGGTCATATGTATTTGCTTTAAATGCATAATCATCGTTGTAGTCTTTTTCCTTGCGAAACTTTTCTACATATTTTGGCACTTACTAACTCCTTATTATGGCAACATCGCCGGGAATGCTTCTTTAACAAATTTGTAATCTAAACCAGTAACACCCAAGTCTTTATTGAAAATGCCAATAACAACTTCAGCTTCTCTTGGTTCTAAATTTTGTAAATATTCAACCAATAGTTGTTCACGCTTTTTTGGTGTCAATTTCTCAGCAGTTGGATCACCACGGCGGAACATATACAGTTTACGGATCTCGGTTGAAAGTTGAGCATAACCCATTCCAGCAGGAATAGATTTTATCTGATATCCTTGTGGAATTTCATGATTCAACCATTGGTATTGAGGATGAAATGCCAATTCCAAAACTTGAACTAAGGTTTTACTCAAATTTCTTTCAATTACAGACATTCGTTCTTTTTTGTTTTTGGCCAATTCAAATTCGTCAAAAACTTCATACATATTTTTCATTAAAAATCCTCAATCACATCCATAAGATTGGTTAGTTTATATTGAATGAAATAATTCAACATCTTCTGCTTATTTGCAGGTTTAGATTCTTCGTAAGTATTTATAATTTGCTCTTTAATTGCAGTAGGAATACATGTCAAATCGATTAGTGTTTTATTACGAGAATAACCAATTTTTGCGTTTTCATCAGACCAATCTTCGGATTCTTCTTTGAGCAATTTCTCAAGTAAACCTTTGGTAATAGGTTTTTGTCTCAAATCACGAACAAAACAATCACTAGGCGAAAAGATGTTGGGAATACCGTCACCTTTATCACCACGGATAATTTTCTCTTGGAGTTCCATCATTGGATTCTCCGACTTGAGATATTTCTTCAGTGCAGGATTATATTGTTTGACATTGCTGCCCCATCTTTGCAATTGTAAGAAATCTCCATCACTGGAAAGGATAAGAATCTTTTCGTGTGCTGCATGGCGAGGAACCAAAGTACCAATGATGTCATCAGCTTCAGCCAACTCAACATCAATCACTTTGTAAGGAAAGTTTTCTTTCAATTCTTGTTTGAACTTGGCCAACATGTCAAAAATAGCGTGCCAATCCAAAGGAGATTTTTCACGGGACTTTTTACGACCAGCCTTGTAGAATGGAAAGAACTCCTTGCGCCAATATTTTCGGTTATCACAACAGAGTACGACTTCACCGTATTCTTTGCGGAATGTCTTGAGGTGCATTCGGAGGATATTAAGAACCAGATGGCGGACTAAACCTTCTTCTAGTTTTACATTTTTTTGGTTTGAGATTTGAGCCATGAGTCCTGCTAAGAGAACTTGGTTCAGGTCAACGAGAATCATTATGAATCCAATAATTTAAAATTCTATCTTAACACACTTCTTTGAATTTGGCAAATGTGTCTTCAACAAACTCCGAAGATGTTGTTGTTTTCCTACAAATGATTCCATACCAACCTTCTTTAATCATTCTATTCATATAAACCACAGGTGCAGAAAGAATTGCTTCAAATTTGTCCAAGTTACTATCACCATTTTCATCTTCATCACGAAATAGAATAATGTGATAACAATCACCCATCACGGATCCATCTAATTTTGATCCAGGATCCTTGTATGCACTTCCTGATACCTGTAAGTTGTCACCCTCGTCCATTGGCAAAAACATGTATGTGTCATGGTTCGAGTCCAACACTTCGGTGAGATTTACGTTCATTGTAGTCCTTAATATGAGACTTTCTTACCCTGACCATAATCCAGTCATTGTAATACTCATCGCTTTCCATTACGTTGTTTGCGAATTGTTCTTTCGCCTCAAGGTAACTACACTCACCTTTTGTCTTGCAAAGATGTAATATCTCTCGGCGGAATTTATCCTGTCCGTATAGTATAACATCTTTTTGCAGTTTGTCACTACTTCCATAGTAAGTTTGCCAGTCCGATGGGACTTTTACTCTTTTACGTTTACCCTTTACCATTTTGGCCCTAGAGAACCAGAAAAGTTTCTTACCGATATACTTTTTGTTGTTCTCTAGGTTTGTTATCAGATATACGAATCCGTAACTATCACCAATTTGGTCTTCTATGAAATCAGTATCATTATATTGCCAAGTTATTCCCATTTGAGGTCATCTTCATCTAAGTCATCATCCTCTATATATTCTTCGGATAATTCTTCGATTGGATCACCACAAAAAGGGCAATATTCCGGCAAAGGTTGTGATACTAATTGTTCCACATACTCAACAGCGTAGGTCGATTCACACTCTAAACATTCTCCTGAAATTACTTTGTTTGTCATTTTTATTATCTTTCTTAAAAGTCATCTTTAAAAAGTTGAATGGTACATCTCGGAAAGGGAGCATCCAAAGATATAGGACTCACATGATGTGGTGTGTGTTCTGTATTCTTAACGGCCATGTTAAAACTTGGCACGATACCTTTAAATGTTTTGATATCGTTGTGTTCATCAAAACTATAATTAAATGTTCCACCCCAATCATAATGCCAAGTTGGATTCAAGTAAACGGTTGCAGCATCCGTTACATGTGAGTCATCGTGCCAAGGTATATAACTAAGTTTTGTCCAAAGGTAATTTAGTACAACATAATTACGGTCTTCTATTATACCTTTGTCGTACAACGTTGATAAAATTTTAAATTTATCGGATTGACTAACTTGTCTGATTAAAACTGGATGACTGGCATTAATGATGTTTTTTGGCCAAGAATAATTTGTTTTCCATACATGACTACCATTCGTTAAAAGTTCCATTGAACTATCATAAAGATACATTGCATAATCAGTATCAAAAACATCATTAAAAAAGGAAATCATAAATTACTTGGCCCAAACATCAGACCAATCTCCAGTTAAAGCTCCCTTTGCATAATCGGTTGCACGATTTTCAAAGAAGTTTGTGTGCGTAGGTGCATTAATCATTTCTTCAACCCATGGTAGTGGGTTCTTCTTTACTTTAAAGATGCCTTTAAGCGATAGTGAAATCAATCTACGGTCGGCAATGTAACGGATGTATTTCTTAACATCTTCAGCATTCAAACCTTCCATCTCACCCATTGCAAAAGCCAAGTCAATGAATTTATCTTCCAACTCAACCATCTTTTCAGCAATGGTGTAAATGCGTGACTTCAATTCATCATTCCAGATTTCTGGATTTTCTTGAATGTAAGTACGGAACAATTTAATCATGTTTTCAGCATGTTGTGTTTCATCAACAATAGACCATGTAACAATTTGTCCCATACCTTTCATCTTACCATGACGGGGAAAGTTCAACAACATGATGAAAGAGGAGAACAACTGCATACCTTCAGTAAAAGCACTGAACACGGCGATATGGGTTGCAGTATTCTCTTTAGTTGTATTCTGTTTTGAAATGTCCAACACATAGTCGTGTTTCTCTCTCATTTCAGCATACTCTAAGAATTCATTGTATGTTGTTTCTGGTAATCCCAAGGTTTCAATCAAGTGTGAGTAAGCGGCAACGTGTAATGCTTCACGTGCAGCAAAGCCCAACAACATCATTCTCATTTCTGGTTGTGGAAAGTATGGTAGATAATTCTTAACATAACCACCAGCAACGTCAATGTCACCTTGTGTGAAGAAACGGAAAATATGTGTCAGAAAATTCTTTTCACTGTCTGTTAATTTCTTCTTCCAATCTTTCACATCTTCCATCATTGGCACTTCTGTGTGAAGCCAATGTGATTGTTCATGTTTCAACCATGCATCATATGCCCAAGCATAGTTGAAAGGTTTAAAGTAACTACGTTCTGATGTTACATCATTCTGCGCTTTCTTAATCATACTCCTGCCCATTCTTTTAGTAGTTTTGGTGTTTTGACTCCGACATTTCGTTTCACTTCAATGTTTTCATCTAACATTACTAAAGTTGGAACGGAACGAATACCGTATTGATTTGCAATGTCTTCATTCACATCAATATCAATAACTTCAATTGGAAGTTTTAGGTCGGCTCGTTCCAAATTTTCGGCCAATGTTTTGCATGGTTGGCACCATGATGCAGTAAATCTTAAAATTCTTTTCATATATTATCCTTCACATGCGATACAGTCATTACCTTGTGCAATTTGTGTCATGTCAATTTCTTTAATGACTTGACGTTCAATCTTCTTAGAAACCTTGTCAGCTTTACCAATCTTTTCAGAACGGCAGTAGTACAAAGTCTTCAATCCTTTTTTCCATGCCATAAAATGAATAGCATGAACGTATTTAATATTGGCATCTGGACGGAAGAACAGATTCAATGATTGTGCTTGGTCAATGTGTGATTGTCTATCTGCGGCCAAATCAATCACCCAACGTTGGTCAATTTCCATTGATGTTTTGAATACCGCCTTTTGGTCATCAGACAAAATATCTAGGTGCTGAACTGAACCATCGTTAGCAATAATAGAAGACCATGCTTCATTGTATTTGTCGGTGTCGGTAATCAACTCTTTAAGAATTTTATCCAACCAACGATTCTTATTCAAAAATGAGCCCGATAAAGTATCCTGACGGTACGCATTAGCTCTATAAGGCTCAATACTAGGGCTAGTGTTTCCCATAATGATAGACGAAGAAGCATTTGGAGCAATAGCCATAAGATGACTAAAACGCAAACCAGTACCCTCAGCATCCGGAGCTTCTCCACGTTCTGTTCCCAAAGATTTATTAGCTTCATCTAATCCCTCTCTGATAGTTTTAAAGATTCTATTGTTTGCAACCTTGGCCATTACACCCTCGAATGCAATTCCGTTCTTTTGTAGATATGCATGAAAACCGAGGGCACCAACACCAATAGAGCGTTCACGCATAGCAGACCATTTTGCTCTTTGTACGACACCAGGAGCATTATCAATGAAATACTGTAGAACGTTATCAAGCATCTCAGCAACGTCCCTAAGAAAAAGTGGCTCATTCTTCCAATCATCATAATTCTCCAAGTTCAAAGAAGATAGACAACAAACAGCAGTACGTTCTTTACTTGTTGGCAAAATGATTTCAGAACACAAGTTTGATTGGTGAACTTTCAAACCTTTGTCTTTCAACCATTGTGGCAATTCACGATTACTGGTATCGATGAAGTGAATATATGGTTCTCCAGTGTGCATACGCAATTCTAGAATCTGTTGCCACATGTGTTTTGCGGATACAGTTTCACGAACTTCTTTTGAGTATGGGTCAACTAGATTCCATGAATCATCAGCATTTGGATCTAACATGCACTTCTCAATAATTTGCATGAAGTCATCGGTGATGTTAATTCCGTGGTGCAAATTCAGGCAACGCACATTAGGATCACCTGTTGGTTTACGCATTTCTAGAAAACCAATAATATCAGGATGGCTAATGTCCAAATAAGCTGCATAACTACCACGGCGAGTTCGGCCTTGTCTATAAGCCAACGATGACGCATCATAGATTTTAAGGTGAGGCAATACTCCAGTAGATTTATCGTCACTAGAGCGAATACCAAACCCAATACCCACACCGCCGCCAAACATTGAGAGCCAATTTGTTTCAGATAGGTTATCAACTAAACCCTCCGCTGTGTCATTAATGTAATTAAGAAAACAGGAAATAGGTAGGCCTTTTTTCGAACGACCGAATGATAAGATTGGTGTTGAATATGACAACCAATGTTTCGATGAATATTCATACAACCTCTGTGCATGTTCTGGATTGGATCCAAAAGATGCTGATACAAACGCAAATCGTTCTTGAGGTGATGTTTCTTCCTCACGCATGTACGATTCTTTTAATCGTTTAATTCCTAATTCATCAAATAGCTTATCACGTTCTAAGTCTATCTTAATGCCCATGTATTCCATATTATTCCTTGTTATTATTTTAAAAACTGCTTCAACTCTGGTGGTGTCCAACCTTCTGGTTTCAACACTTTACCATCTTCTCTCTTAATCACTTTGACTGTCTCTGGATTAATCTTAGCCAAGTTGGAACGTGCAACTTCATTCCATGCACCTTCTACATCCCAACCCCTCATATAACAATAACCTAGAATGACCCAAATCATATCCATACAAGCATCAAGTTCATCTACATCATAATCGGCTTCTAAAAATTCACCATACTCTTCCGCAATCAACTTGACGTAGAGACCTGCATTTTTACTTGTCTTCTCTTGGTCACATGCTTCAATAAACTTCACTACATCATTATACATTAATAAATTCCTTAATCATTGGGAAAACCGGTTCAATCACCAAGGCACATGCCAAAGCTACTTCTTGATGTTCTTTTTGTGTACCGTTTGCGCTTCGGAGTTGTATATAGTGAACCCAAGACCGCAAGGTTCCAGCCATATACATGCGTGATTTTGTCATGCCTTCTGGCAAAACCGCACGAGCCTGTTCTTTGGCAATTCCATTGTCCAAAGCCCATTTATAAGCATCTTCAACTTCATCCATAATTTGGTTTTGACGTTGACGCCATGTCTCAATCAATGTTGCGTTATCGGTTTCAATACTATTCTGACGATTCTTGGTATCTTGCAATCGTGCTTCCCGTGTTTCAAATCCAAGTTGTGAAGCATCTGCATAACGCTGGCTAAACTCTTGGAAGGAGAACGAACGGTGACGTAGAATTTGTCGTGCAATGTCTCTTGTCGTTTCAATTTCCAAAGTCAAGGAAACCATCTCCAATGGTGACCAATGTTGATTCTTAATCAAGTATCGCACCAACTTTTCGGATGTCTCCTTGTTGTTTTGGTTCGATGGATTAGACACTCTTGCCGCATAAGCAATTTGGTCTAATAGACTGGTCTTGGACGGTACATCCACACCCATGATGTTCTCAAAAGGTCCTTGAGAATAATTAATCAATTTTACATTCATATTATACTTTCTTCCAGTTTACAAATTCCATCTTTGCACGTAGGTTCACAAACGTGTTTTTCTCCATTATATCATGTAATTCGTCAATGTCAAATCCTGTCAAAATCATGTCATTAACATCTTTGTCAGTAATCATAGGAGGCCAAATAATCACG